TCTCCATCCATGTAAACAGGAACAACTGCTGTGTTACCAAAAGTTGCTTTGAATATTGCAAGAAGAAGAACGTCTCTATCTGCAGACAAGATACCTTCAAGTATCTTCTCGTCAGCCCGTTCTTCTCCAATTCTTACTGTTCCTCTTTGAAGAATGGTTAATAGCGCTCTTCCCACATTTGGGGCTTTTGCTATTGCTTCTTCGTCTGCACCAGTGAGTTCTCTTACCTCTGCTTCATCAATGACTTCCCCAGTGGCTGTTAGATAGCCACCAGGGAGAGTCACGAGATTGTTCGAAGGAGAAGTAATCTTTACTTCTTTTTGCTGTGGCTTTTCATCCACAAGTTCATTAATCATTTGGTTTGCCAATGCGGGGTTAGCCGCTGCACTAATGGTTTTCGACATTATGGTCCTTTGTTAGTCTGCGAAGTCTGGTGCTTGTCCTGATGTTGCAAGGCTAGTTGCCCAATTGACATCAAAGCCTTCGTGTACGAAGGTGACTTGTTCTACTAGGAGAGCGTTGTCACCAGCGTTGAGGTCTGAGTATGCCACAGAGGTAGGCCATGCGTTGTAGACCTCAATGCGCTTTGCTACATGGTCAGTAGCCTGTGCATTTGGGTCACCTGCACCTGCAGCAGGAATTGGATGTGAAAGTACAGAGATTTCGATGTTGCAACGGAAGTTTTCTTCAACTCCACGTGTGCTACCACCTGCTGCAACTGTTGCAACAAGAGGCGCATCCATTCCCAGTTCTGGTTTGTTCCAAGCATTACACCACGCTGCAATGTGAGCGGGGTGAATGTTGTTTGTCCAGGAATCTGATGAACGGTCGTGTTGTATCCGCCTTCACGATAAGGAATTGAGTCTGTTGTTACTGACAGACCTGATACGGAGGTAAACCCAAAAGCAATGTTGTTTACGGCTCCGCTGCGTAACGTTCCGCCCAGTGTTCCTGGGAATCCCGTTAGAGGTTTGAACTGGACAAGGAACCGAAAGTTACGTAACGGGTCGGTTACCAGTGTCGAGCGGTTATTGATGATTGTTGGCATTTATTTCATTCTCCTTCGAATTAATTCGCAGTCTTTTGACTTAGGTCAATGACAACGAATTCTGCTGGATACTGGAGTGCAACACCCACTTGGATGCGTACCTCTCCGTTTGCAATTGACTGTGCGGTGTTGTTTTCTCCATCGCACTTGATAAAGAACGCATCAGCGTTTGTTGCACCACGTAGACCACCCTGATTCTTGTATTCAACCAAGAATGAGGAGATTACAGTGCGCAACGCAGCCCATAGTTTTTCATCGTTGTTTTCAAAGATTGCAAACTCTGTGAGGTTCTTTAGTTGCTTGCGGATGTAGATAAGCGAACGACGCATATTTACGTATTTGTTTGCTGTTCCATCTTGCTTGAGTGTACGTGCGCCCATGACGCAGATACCTGCACCAGGAAGAGCACGAATAGCGTTGACTGGAGATGTGCTTGCGTTCATCGTGTCAAGTTCGGTTGATGTGAAAGTTCTCTCCATAACAACTGCGCCTTGAAGTTGAACACCGACACCTGCTGGAGCCTTGAATACACCACGAGATGCGTCATTAGATAGGTAAATGCCTGCAATGGCGCCTGATGGACCAATCTTACGAAGCGCACCAGCGCCACGTCCTAGTGGGTCAGCAATGAAATAGTGTGGGTAATACACGGCTGCAAAACTTGTGTCTGCAAGAGCAGCAGCAGCACTTACTGCGTTGGCTACAGTCAAATCTGGGTCTGTGTCTGCAACAACGAACCCGTTGTTATCTTCTGCCCATGACGTGGCTGCATCAAATACTGCCGTTGTTCCAGAAGCAAGTGCGTTGACAACTGGAAGGAACATAACAAGAGGACGCTCAAGATTTGAAAATCCTTCAAATACTGAAGAACCGCTTGCCTTGTAGTTTGTGTAATCGGTAGATGCTGTTGCAGTACCGTTTGAACCACCTGTGAGTGGATAAGTTGCAGAAGTCAATGACTGACCTGCATATCCTGAATCAACTGTTACGGTGATATTTGGAGACACTACGTTGATTACTGTTGGACCGTAATCACTAGAGGCTGCGTCATCAAATACGATGTTCTCATAACGCTCAAGCAGAATGTCATCAGTAATATCGTT